TTTATGTAACAATTTTGCCATTTCGTGTACATAAGCGAGCCCTTATGTAACAATTTTTCTCATTTTAATACATGATCCGGTTATCATGTTCATTAAAAGCCATTTTATGCGCATTAGATTGACATAACTCCTATTTTCGCAGACTTTTGTCAATCAATTGATATAACTTTTGAACCACAAATTAGCTTAATGCTTATTAGTGGGTCACAAATGATTGACGCGCAAGCGATTCAATCTCCTCATAATGTGGAGACAAATAGCTCAACAATCTTTCACGATTCAGCACCTTCGATAAACGCTCATGCGCTGCCCTATGACATGTTTCGCATAGGGTAATACAGTTTTCCTCTGAGCTTATCCCGCCCCAAGAAAGAGGCACTATGTGGTGTATTGCTAATAACTCTGAGCTCCCACACATATCGCAGGAAGCTTTTTTCAGTCCGTATCTTTTTGCCGTTCCATGCTCCCTCCTGCGAATTGCTAAATAAGTCTCTCCGTTTTTATGTATTCTTCCAACGAAGTTCCCTTTGAAACCAAGAAGGCGCAAGGCAATTCGCAAAACGTTTGCTTTGTCGCTCATGGTGGTTGCCCTCCCCTTATAATAAGTGTTTATTATATTGACTAAATCTTGTGACTGTATGTCACCTTCTGTTTTTGCCAGCTCCATCAGATACTCTAAACCATCTTGCCCCCAAACCTTAATACGTTTGGTGCAATGGGGACAAGAATACTTGTACTCGCTACCGCAAATTTCACATATCATAAGAGCCTTCTTTGTTTGTTATAATTAGTATGTCCAGCATATTATATTATAGTAATAATAACACATTCCTTGCCAAACTCTAAAACAAAATCATGCCAAAATCGCAAGTAAAATGGTGCCAAACACTAAAAAGTGGAGTAGTTGCATAACTTGCAACAACTTAAATCAAAAAGCGCCTACATTCAGCAGGCGCTTTTCCGTGAAGCGGAGTTTTCTGTCTTCCGCTGCGACTTGCCAGCCGTGTTGTCTGGCATAATACCGATCATTGGCGTGCACTACCAGTCGGCTGGTCTCAGCAAGAGGCACATAGTTTAGAGGTGTGCTGGACACTATTTATTTCTGCGTTCTCCGCTTGTCAGGCGAAGAAAGAGCTCCTTCTACACATGGTAGACGATGCTAAAGAGCCACCTATTCACGGAGTTATTCAGTGGCTATCTCGCTCATACAGCCGCGCATGATGCATTTGTGGTAGTTCACGCTTGCATCCCACCAGCCAAGCCCGATCCTACATCGTCCGACGAGACATATTTACCAATACCGTGCCTGGGACTTCTCCACGCGCACGGGAACGGGGAGCGCGAATTCCCCATGAGCCGGTGGCAGGCAACGCTCCTGCGTGCTGGCTGTTACAAGCAGCCCGACCACTAAGCACCGGCATAATTATAAAGCGCTCGGAGAATTTCGCAATCTCAACGTTCTGCTTGGTGGGCAGGCATTCTACTTTTGAATTACGAGCGCGTTTCACCATATTACCAACCTTTCCAATTGCACTCACTCTCCCAATGAGTGAGGTGTTTGTCTGACTGTTCTTTCCAGGCGCTCCTCCGTGCCTTGCTCAACTTGCGCTTATAATAGCGCCCGATATGCGGATGTATCCACATTTCGGTAAAATGAACGCCCGCCTTTTCCATTCGCTCAAGAACGAACCGATGACCCATTGTTAGACCCGTTAATATTCAGTTTAATCGTTTGATCGTTCATGGACAAACCGGTTGTTGGAGACTCCTTCCAAACAATTGGAGAACATCCCGTGTGGTTGAATGCCACCGGATTATTCCTTGCATTCAAATACTCAACGATTTTCTTTCCGTTAGCTTTGATTTCTCTGTTTACATTTCTTGCGTGAGCGCCATCCATTGCATAGAATAAATACCTGCCAACCTCATTCGATATCCGGTAGCCTTGCAAAATGTCATGTATAACGATCCACTCGTTGTACTCAAATGAGCGTTCGTATATGGCAATGATACCGTCAAGAATATGCCCCTCATATTGAAACTGAAATTTGTACTTGATAATACTTCCGAGGTTGTCAGCTGGGAGTTCTACAATGCAATCATCAAATTTACCTGATTGAATATCGCCTGCGAATGTTGTTACAAGTTGCTCGCCTATGTTCAATTCTTTTTTTGCCATTTTACGTCTCCGATCTGAATAAATTATAACACACAAACTCGCATGACTTTTATCATTTTATTGACAATAACACTTTTTCGTATGAGTTTTGTCAATCCGTTGCGTTAATTCGCATGACTATTGCTGCTTGCTCTGTTCTCGTACCCAACAGATTAATGCTGCTCCAGCAACTTTCAGCCAGGGGATTGGCTTCCCTGCGTTTTCAAACTGTGCGAAGTAGTCATCGAAACGCGCTTTTGTGCGAAGTTCCTGCCCCTCTATTGAGCGTTCTTTCCATGTGTTGCCCCAGCGAAACTGGTCACTAACAAGCTGTTCTTTCAGTGCCTCTGAAAACTCTGGTAAATAGTCAACTAAATTTTTGTACATTTTTCTATCCTTTCTATTTCTATACATGATCGTCCCTGCTTTTCCGGCATTGCATACCAGAATTGCAAGGATTGCCCCAATTGTCATGGACGAAAAACCCCAAACTTTGCGCGTGATAGGGTTTATATGTAACCGTTTTGCCATTTTTAATACGCATTAAAACTATCACGCAAAGTTTTTTCCGTTTATTGAACATGACCAGCTTCTCATGTAAGGTTTTCGTTGATTTCTTAACACAATAACCATTTCTCTATCTGCTCAACAAGCTCCCGATGATCCCAGGCGTTATGAGTGTACATCGCAGCGGCTGGATAGTACTCCGCCGTTGGCTCGCACGGGCAATACAAGCCCGGAATATGCGGGTGTAAATCGCGAAGCGGTATTACATCCACGTCTGCATTACCGCACAAACCCTTATAGACAGCCCAGCCGTGAACGTATAAATAGCTCCGCCTTTTCTGCCACTGCCTGTTATATCGCTCACTAATCTTGTAATTCACTTTCGCTCCGTTTCGATACACAAACAAATTTGCCTATCATCTATGAAACTCTCGTACTTCCATAATTAGGCTACGGCTAATTTGAGCAGTCTCAAAGTTTACCGCTGTTATACCGCAAAACATTTACTTCCATAATCCCCTTTTTGAGCATCGTGGTAGCAAGAAAATTTACCATAAATCCATTGCAACCGGCTCGTGTATAACCGGTTGTACTCCAATTTGACAGCCGACACGCTTCGCCTTGCCGTTTGTTGTAATGCGCAAAGTCACAAACGCGCCCCCCAGCGGCTTTGGAACCATGCCCTTTTCTACCGCCCAGCCCGCCGTTCCATCGTTGTATTCAGACTTATATCCTGGGGTGCGGATATGGTGCTGTGTTGAGAATATAACCTTGCCAGAGTCGCTTACGCTTTCCTGGATAATAGGCACATAATAGGCATTATGGTTGTGACCGTTTACTACAATGTCAGCACCATTTAAGTAAACCGCTTGCCTGTTAGTCTGAATAACGCCCCTTGTTACCGGAGCGTCACCGCCGGCTCCGTGAAAATACTTCATCTTGATTGACGTACGCCCGCCCGACACGCCTGTTAGCATGAAGCGCACCCAGCCGCCATATCCGCCGTGTAAAATAGATCCGCCGTATTGAGTATTGAGTAACCATACAAGCCTATCTATCAATGAGATGTTTGAGCTCTTAAGCGTCGCGGTCTCATGGTTGCCCTCACTAATCAGCACAATGTTTTTAGCAAACGGGCTTAATATCTTAGCAACGTCTTTGACTACAAAATCATAATAATCATTGCGCCGATATTCTGGTCTCAATTCGTCCAACGAACGGCGCGGGTCAAACCTGCCCTGCATAGCGTCAAAAACGTCCCCAAACAAAAATATCATTGCGTTCTTGTTCACGGCTTCTTGCATATCCGCAAGCATAACGCTTCGGTTGCAAGACACGGAATCTACGTGCAGATCAGAGGCAAGGAAAAGCGTATGCTCTGTGTTGCCATCTGCATAATTTATCCTTACGGTTGTTACAGCACCAGCCTGGCTTATTTCATTCACTCAGTTAGCTCCTTATTCGTTTGCCATTATCATACAACGTTTATTTTCGATTGTCAATAGCAATTATGGAGCTTACACAGTTGCCAGTGTTGAGTAGGCGTTGAAGTAGCCCTTTTTCGTCCAGAACTTCCCGAGACCTGTTTCAATGTATCCCTGGATCTGCCATGTACCGACTTTGTCAATATCGCCGGCAATCGTGGCATACTGGATTTTTCCATCCTTGCCGTCGGTTGTGAACGCAGCTGTCTTTTGTGTTTTATTGCCGAGCGGGTCTTGGAAGTGGATAATCATTGTCGTAGCCGTCGAAACGTCAATTGGCGCTCCAGCGGTGTCGGTTATAACCAAGCGAAATATTGTGCCAATATCGCCGTTATGAACATAGATTTCTGTCATTTTGAAAGTTCCTTGTAAACCTCAATCTCAACTATCAATTGCACTTCAAGCACAAACTCCGCAGTGAAGGCAGCCGGCAAAGTAAACGTTTTTACTTCTGCGTAGTCCATTATGCGTTTACCTTTCTGTATGCCCTGATTCTAAAAATCCATCTTGCAGGATCACCATAACGTTCACGGAAGCTGATTCGCTTGCCGTCAATTGGGTCGTTGGCAATAT